TATAAGTAAACTTTTAGGGTCATTAGGGTCAGGTTGTATATATAAATTAAACATTTTTACAATTGACATAAAAAAGTCTTTTTGCTTAATTTTTCTAGGTNTAANACTATTCATAGGAATATTAGAACCATCTATAATACTTTTATTATTTATTTCCGTTTTTAAATAACCACTTAATAAATTTACTTTATATGAGCCNCCATCAAAAATACCAGTCGTNAAAGCACCGTCATAAAAAAAGCCAATTATTGACCTACTACCTCCAGATGGACCTCCACTAATTGTAAATGACCTACCCATTACTTTAGATGAAATATCTACTTTTACCTTTTCACCTGTCTTTAAATAAATATCATTAGCATTTATATAATATTTATTAAGTATAGAGCTACTATTATCGCTTACAGTAGAAACGCCTATTCTATTAGATATAGTTTCAAAAGAATTTAAAATTGAATATTCACTAGTCCCACTAGCTACAGGTCCTGTTGTTGTTGGGTTTGCTGGTGCTGTAATTGTTTGACCTGGATTAAATACAGATGTGGTTGGATAAGTTAAGGCTGGAATTATTTCGTCTATAGTGTTTAAAAAATTGCCTGCGGAATCATATTTATTTATTTCTATTTTTACTACAATAAATGAGAAAAAAGTATATTGACCAGAAACTGGAGGAGTGGCTGTAGGTGCTGTTATTTCTGGCTGTAATTGTAGCATAGTGTTAAAACTATAAAAACCATCTTTTCCAGCTTGAACTTCAAATACTCCAGTAGTGTTATTGTAAACGTTAGAGACGTCCTTAACTTCATTAGTAAAATTAACTGTAGATGAATTAAAAACATCTGTATAACTCTCACTAGGATTAAAATAAGTATTGCTAGTGTTTTGTATTTGCGGTGTGTTTACTTCAAAAATTCTACTATTTACATCTGACTCTGATAATTTAAAATCTTTAGCACCAAAAGGAATAATCAAAGTATTGAAAAAATCACTAGTTAAAAAATTAGAAGTGTAACTATATCCAATAGAATTAAATATTAAATCTAAATATTTTTTTGTTTTTACAGCTGGATAAAAAGAACCTACTGGCCAATTTTCAACACCTTGCAAAGTGCCATAATTAGTATTATAGTTAATCATTGGGTAGACATAATCTGTAGTGAGTGGATAATTCCAAGTAGCTGACTGGTTAGCCTTAGTGTAGTTATGATTTAAAGAACTTAGGTCTAGGTCTGTTAATTCAGCGTTTTGTAATTCAGCTATGAAGTTTCCTACCCTACCTATTATAATACAATTGTAAACTATAAAACCGTCTTTATTTTTAATAGCTTTTAATTGTAAGTAACCATCTATTTGGACCTCACCATCTACTAAGTATATTACGTCAGTCTTTAGATTAGGATTAAAAGTTTGTAGGTCAGTGTCTAAGTCAAATATGTGTTCAAATATCTTATTTAGTTTTTTACTAGCTGGGAGCTCTATAGTCTTAGAGTGGTCCGCTTTCCTAGTGTCTGGCTTTGCTATGTCCGCAATATTAAAAGTTAAATTAGGATTTAAAGACCCTATTAACTCTACGCTCTCTCCGTTTATATATAACTCTTCTTTTATCATTATCCGCTACAGCTTTCACAATTATCGTCATCAATATTACAGGTCCTTTTTGGAACTGGCATTTTTTCTAATTCCCTTAACATTTTCTCGAATTCAGTTTCTTTATTATCCATCTTTAAAATCTTTGTCTATTGTTATCCATACTGAACTCTAAGTCTACTACTAGATTAAATATTTTGTCTGTATTGCTTACTTTCTCTTCCCAGTTTCCCTCTATATTTTTTATAGGTAGTCTTCTTATTTCAGTACTTCCAGACGGAGCTGTATAAGTGTCTAACATATAAACCTCTGGACTTTCTATAAGTTCTAAAAGCCAGTTAAAAGTCTCAGCGTTAATCCAGTCAGAGTTAAGTTTCATCTTACTTTTAGATGAGGTATAATATTGAACTTTCTCTCTATTTGTAATAGAATAGTCAATAGCACCTGTAGAGGTGTTTAAGTCGCTAGGATTAGCTTTAAAAAACTTTCTGTCTATTTCCTCACTATGCTTAGACACCTTAGTAAAATTAAAATAATCAAACCCTCCTAAACTATTTAAAAATTCTAGTCTTCTAGTTTCGTATCTACATTCAGTGTCTATATTAAAAAACATTTTTTGACTCATAAAGTCGTCAGTACCGTACTTTAATTGAATACTATAAAAAGCCGCTGTAGTTCCTACTATAGGTTGTGAGCCTACAGCTACTCTACTACTATTAATAGCATTTAGGGTTGCTGGTGCTGAGGGTATTCTTATATGTTTTCCAGTAGATAAGTTAGGGACAGACAATTCAGTTAAGTCTAAGTCTGCTCCAGTAGAAGTATAAGTTTGTAATATTATCTTATCAAAGTTAGTAGGGCTATCCATTAAGAAATATAAGTAGCCTTCGTCAGTATATTGTAAGCTCAAATTATAACTACTGTTTTGACTTCCTTTAGGTTGATTAGTTAACCAGCGTCTGTTAACAGTTCCTGGTATATAGTTTTGAAAATAATTATTATACTGCCAGTCATAGAAATTTACTAGCTCTCTTCTATAGTTAGGTAGACTAGCGTTAATAGTCAATAGTGTTTTTGAGGTGGCGGTGTCTCCGTCTGGTAATATAACTGTTTTAGGCATTTCAATATAAACTGAGCCACTCCCATAATGTAACCATCCAAATTCTAAAGTAAAATCCTTATAGCTATTATTATTAAAAAAAACAGATTCTATATTAGTGCCATTAATCTCTCCAAAATCACTAGTCAAATAACTTTCCATAATACCGGCTAAGTCAAATCTACCATAACCCGCTGTAGTAGGTGGGACTTTTAAACGACCTAATAAGGTAGCTCCGTCTTTAACGTCTATTAAGTAAGAAAATCCAGTAGACTCTCTAACTGCTGTAGTAGATTCAAATAAAACAACTTCTACTGGGTTGTAGACTGTTCTATAGTCTTGTGGGTAGTGTTTTATATTTAATGCCATTTATTCTAATATTTCTTTTAAACCTTTTGCTATTCTCTCTCCAGACACTATCCTTATGTCTGTTTTAAATCTGTTAAACGCTTCACCATAAAAAGTCTCTTGCATACAATTATCAAAAAAGAATCTAGGTCTAGTCCCTTTATGAGCTATTGACGTTCTTACAGCATATTCATTTAGTCCCTTACTTTTAGCCCACTGTCTAATATGACTAACACTAGGACCTCTTTTAAATTGATAAGGACTATTAGGAGCTTTAATCTCCCAGCCTTGACCTTTTAAATTACCGCTTTTTCTATTTCCTCCTATACCTCTCACACCTTTATTGACATAGTCGTAATAGTCAGCCATAAACAAAGTAGCTATCATTCTAAAACCAAACATCTTGACCGGCATTTTAATAGAATTTAATAACCCACCTTTATAAGTTAGCTTCTCTTTTTGTACTGACTGTTTTAAACAGAAAACCATATCCGCAGCTATATTGTTAAAGACCTCAGCTAGTGTATTAGGGTTGTCTATTTTAACCTCTTCTAGTTGACTCTCATCAAATCCAAATATGTCTAATTGGTCACTCATCTACGTTTCATTTTTTGCATTTGGTCTCTATGAATTTTCATTTCCATTTTTTGCTTATCACTATAATAGGCTACTATATTTAAAGCCTTAATAACATTCCATTCTANNACNATNTCCCATTTGTCTATCCTACTATTAGTTAAGTTGTCTAGTGTTCCCCACCAGCCCCATCTTTTATTAAAGCTATTTCTATCTCCGCTTCCCTCTTCAGTTTTTCCGCTTCCTCCATCAAACAGGTTTTTATAATTTCCGTTAAGCTCTCCCAGTGAGTATAAAAAAAAACACCGATAGGATAAGCTATAGTCATCGGCATATTATCAAAAAAGTTTTTCTGAGTATGCCTTAACAACTCACCATCTACCTTAATGTCTTTCCATCTAAAGAACTTCTTTTCTATTGGTCTGCATATAGTAGTTAGTATTCTATGTAGGTTATTAAATATAACTTCCTGGTCATCTTTTGCGCTTTGTAATATTTCCATCATATTAATATACTCACCAAAAGCTAAGTTTTGTGCTTTAAGTTCAAACTTATACCACTGAGAACCTATCTTAAATCTTTTCTCTTTTAGTTCTTTAGGTAGGTCAGTCTCTAGGAATGACATTTTTTCTTTAATAGTTTTATATTGGTCTAAACTAATATTTTTAATTACTTCTTTTTTCTCACCAGTTAAAACAGCTAGTATGTTGACCACTCTTTCTATTGGTTTAAGTTCGGTGTTTAGTATAGGTCTTAAATTAATGTAGTTGCCTATTGTAACGTCTTCCCACTTTGTTGGTATTGTGATATTCATAATTGTATATATAACAAATTTTTTAATTATAACAAAAGTACCTAAAATTTATTTTACTTAAATAGTAATTAATTAAACACTAACTAAATAAAATAACTCAATAGGTCCATAAACACTATTTAGATTAGTTTTAAGACACTTAAATAGTTTTCTAATATATTCATATAGATTAATGTATTTAAATAGCTTAGAGGTTCTTATTTTAATTATGCTAGTTTTTATGTTTAAATATAACGAAAAGATATATATCTTATCTTTTCTTATCTTATATAACCCCATTTGCTTAGCATTTGCATACCATTTGCTCAGCATTTGGTCTTTTTTCCTCTGTTAAAAAAAAAGGGAAGCAACGCTCTTTCGCCGACTACTTCCCCAACCTTGACATTTAATGTATATTTTTGTCTAAAAAATACTATGTAAATATAGTAAATTATCTAATTGAATACCAGCCTCTATTATTTTCTTTTAAATGTATTAAAGCAACGTATCTNAAAGCNTCTANTAAGTGGTCTGCTCCTATTGGTTTTTGTAAGCTATTACCGTTTTTGTCTGTAGCCCATTTGTACATNCTAAACTCTCTTCTAAGGTTGCTACTATTCACAACATTTATTTTATATCTTTTAAGAATGTCTATACCGTTTAGAATACTGTCTCTTCCTTTAGTTGCTGGCTTTGCGTTTAATCCTAGTCTATATATCTCTTCAATACTCTTAGGCTCAGCACTATCACAAATAACCTCATCTCTATTAATAATAGGTCTTAGTCTTTCCGCTAGGTCCTGGTTAGTTAATTGTCTTTCGTAAATAATCTCTTTCAAATATAACTCATCGTCTTTACGATATACAGCTACACAAGCTGAAGGGTCAATAGAATATCCAAAGTCTAATCCATAAGCTACTAGCTTACAGTCTGGCATCCTATCGACATACTTTACATTCTCATAAACTAGACCGCTAATATTACCATACTCACCTAATCCGTATATTTTCCAGAACTCCTTATCTGTTTGCTGTAGGTACTCTATTTCTTTAATTAATGACTTAGGTAGAAAGGAATTATTTTTATAGTTAGATACTATGACCTCCACATCATTAACCTCGTTAGAACGCTTAATTTCTAGCTCCTGGTTAATCCATATCTGCTCATCGTCTGGATTAAAGTCTAAGAATATCTTATTCTCAGTTCTCATTAGTAACTGGAAAAACTCCTGTTTGTATTCTAATTCGTTGGCCTCATTACAGTAAAGGATATTTCTTTTAGCTCCTCTTAACTTCTGCTCATCGTCAGCACCTATAAACTCTACTAGTCTCTTTCCGTATCTATACTGCTTTTTAGTTTTGTTGTGATGTATCACACTATACCAGCCCTCCGCTTTTAGAATGTCCTCAAAGTCTCTTATAACAGTACCATCTAAATTAGTTCTATACTTTCTGACAGTAGTCCAAACACCCTCACTAATATAGTTACCGTCACCATAATTGCCACTAATTAACCACAAAGCACAAAGCTGGTTAAGACTCCAAGTCTTACTGCTCCTAGTACCTCCTCTATTGATTACTATCTTAGCTTTAGAATCGTAGTTACGCTCGAATATTTCAGTCGCTTCCACGCTTTATGTTAATATTAATATTATGAACTGTAGACTCTATTTCCTGTTTGTCTGGAGCGTTCAAACCAAACATTTTAGCTATAGAATCATAAGCTCCT